GGGGGGTGTGGGCGCGGGTGAGGTGTTCACACTGGTTGAAGCCAAAGACTTTCAGCATTGGGCACACCAAGCAGTGTTCGCGGTTATGCAAGATTTGTTCATGGCCGGGGTTGACATTGATGCTATCAGTGTGCTAGGGGGTTTGGAGAAGCGGGGCGAGCTGGGCAGGATCAACGGCACCATGGTGCATGACCTGCTGTCAAAAGCCACGATGAAAAGCGACATACCATTCTTGGCGGGGAATGTCAAGGAGCGTTCCCGCAAACGCCAACTGTGGTCACTGGCCGCACACATGGAAACCCTGTGTAAGGAGCCGTCAGTCACATCAACTGATGTTTTAGGCAGGGTTCGTGACGGCCTGGATAACATTATGCTATCGTCGTCGGCGGGCGGGGCGAAGCATATTGAGTTTGTGGAGTCGTTGGATTGGTTAGCTGATGCTATGGCTGGCACGCTACCCCAAGGGGTTATGACTGGGTTTCGCGGGCTTGACGCAATGTTGCAGGGGTTGCAGGGTGGCCAGTTGGTTGTTGTTGCGGCTAGGCCTGGGTGCGGTAAATCCACTTTAGCGGTTGATTTTATGCGGGAAATCAGTATCAGGAATGGGCTTGCTACCTTGATGTTTTCTTTGGAAATGTCTTCGAGGGAGATTCAGCAGCGTATTTTGGCCGCGGAAACTTCCACGAACATTAGTGCTATCCGTGGCGGGCATGTGTCGGTTGACCAGTTTGAGGTGTTGAAACGGGCGGCGGGGGAAATATCGTCTGCCCCTATCTATATTAGTGATGATGCTAGCCAAACGATCATGGATATTGTTTCAAGGGCGAAAATTGAGGTACGGAAGAATGATGTGCGCTTGATAGTTGTTGACTATTTGCAGCTCATCACCCCGGCTAATGTGAATGTTCCACGGCAGGAGCAGGTGGCGCAGATGACACGTCAGCTTAAAATTCTTGCTAAGGATTTGAATGTGCCTATTGTGTTGGTTGCCCAGCTGAATCGGAATAGTGAAAACCGTGATGGGGGCACCCCTAGGGCTTCTGATTTGCGTGAATCGGGTGCGATTGAGCAGGATGCTGATATTATTCTGCTGATTGATAGGCCGGATGCGAAAGACCCTGACCACCAGCGGGCTGGTGAGGCGGATATTATTATTGCTAAGAATCGTGGTGGGGCGACTGGTGTGCATACGATTGCTCACCAGCTGCACTATTCGCGGTTTAAAGAGTTCCCCCAAGGAATGTGATAATAATCACATTGGTTTGACAGGTGGGTCACATTAGTGTATAATATGTGGCGTAAGTGAATAAAACTTCAACTTTAAGGAAAGGCTGAGAAGTGAGCTTGGTTGACCGGTTCAACACCGCGGCGGACGCCATGGGGCCAAAACCCCCTACATCGTACGAATGGTTGGATAGTTTCGGTGAGGAACGCGAAGCAATGGTTAAGGCCCTGACCAGGGAAGATATGGTGTTACATGATTTGTGGTTGGTTGCCTCATCGTTGCAGGGCAACCCGTATCCGCACCAGTACAAAGCGTTCTGCACCATGGTGGCTAATTTACGTGCGGGTGTTCGTTAAGAAGTTTTTAAGGATAAGTGAAGCATATGGGTTATGTTGATAAAATGATGAGTGCCCCCCCAAAGGGGGTTACCCCGGGTGTGGTGATGGACGGCATCGAGGGTGTTGTTACCTCACCCCCGCGAACCACCCCACCATCTGAGGATGATTGGGGTCACGTTTTGGAAGCGTTCGGGCTTGATCCTGAAAAATATTCAGTCGAGGGTCCGGTTCGGCATTCGGCTTGGGAAGTGCCCGGCCATGGTGTGCAGCATGCTTACCGCGCTAAGGTTGTTCTAAGGCCACAATATAATAGTGACATTGAGGATTTACTGGACTCCATCTATCTGGAGCCGGTGAATAATGTCACACGTGACGGAAACTGGTTGACCATTGTGCTGTCCGACACGCACATTGGGAAGAGCGTTGAGGCAGGTGCTGGCACCGAGTACCTGATTGGCCGGTGGAAAACCGGGGTGATTCGGGCCTTAGAACATCATGAGAATATCGGTGGCGTGAACCTGGTTTTTGCCGGTGATTTGATTGAGGGCTACACGTCGCAGGATGGTAAAATGATTGCCGAATGCGATCTAACCCTTGCTGAACAACTGCGCACGTGCCAGCACCTGGTGTCATGGACTGTTCAGGAAATCCTATCACATGTGGATGACCTGGTGGTGTCGGTAGTACCTGGGAATCACGGTGAAACCACGCGCAAACAATCCCGCCCCATGTCCGACAACTACGATATCATGATTGTTTCCGCTGTTCAGGACGCTTTCGGCATGGTTGACACGTCGATGATGCAAAGCAAAAATGTGCGCTGGCTATACCCAGAAACAACCCGGGGCAGCGTCACCTACGATTGCGGCGGCACAGTGTTCACGATCGTGCACGGGCATTTATTCAAAGGGCAAATCAGTGGTGCGGAAAAATGGTGGTCAGGGCATATCGCTAATGATAGTGAGGAAGCCCAAGCGGATATTCTCATCAGTGGGCATTTTCATAATTTTCATATCGAATCGTGGACGGCTAAACGTTGGATCGTAAGCGCCCCGGCGCTGGAAAAGGAATCCACCTGGTTCCGTAACCGCACCGGATCAACGTCATACGGGGGCGTGCTGTCGTTCGTCACGGTTGATGGTGTGCCACGTAACATTAACATTTTCTAAGAAAGAAAGGATCATATCATGGGTGATTACTATAAGTTTGGGGATGCTGAGGTGTGGGACATTTCACGCCACTTGACGGGGAACGCTGCCCAAGCTGTACAATATATTGCGCGTTCGTGTCGGCTCGATGGGCTGAATAAGTATGCTGACCTGGAGAAACGTATTGAGGATTTGGACAAGGCGCGGGACATGTTGCTTGATGAAATCTACCGGCTTATCGGCGAGGAAGCCGAACCCGACGATAAGGTTAGCCTTCATGTTGATGATGATTACGAGGGCGTGATTCACGATGAAGCCTAGGGATTTTTTTCTACAGTTTTCCGCGGATGGTGTGCCCCGACCCCAGGGCAGCAAGAAAGCGTTTGTGCGTGGGGGCAAAGCGGTGCTGGTTGAGCAGGCGGATGGTTTGAAAGAGTGGCGGGACCACGTGGCGAGTGCAGCATCTGCGCACATGCAATACCGGGGCTTAGAATGCCTTGAGGAAACCCCCATGTCAGTGAAGCTTGCTTTTGCTATGCCCCGTACCAAGAGCATGAAACCGACTGATGGTTTGGAGATGGTGCAGCGGCCGGATATTGATAAGCTTGAACGCGCAATCCTTGACGCCCTCACGGGTGTAGCATTCAAGGATGATTCTCAGGTTTGCGTACTCCATGCCGTTAAACGCCGCTGCGCCCCTGGTGAACCCCCGAATGTGTTTATCGAGGTGGAACCAGTGAAAGGCCCGGTCATCGCATGGTAGACTATGAGTTAAAAGAGGAACTGCTTCGTGAAACCCGTGAGGTGTTTATTGGTTTGCGTAGCCTGGTTGAGTCGGTGGGTAACCGCCGCATGCAGAATGCTACGCACGCGGATTTAGCGGTTGAGCTTATCGACTACCCGGATGCGGATTTGAAACATTTGGGCATGTTGGTTCAGGTGCTGGTGTCGCGTGGGTCCCTACATTCTGGATGGTTAAGGTTTTTCTGGATTACCAAGAGTGGCCGGGTTGTTGGGGCGGCCAGTACCCTAACCGCGGATGATGTGTGTGATATCGCTTTCGAAGTGGAGTACGCTATCAACCAGGCCTACAATGACTTTGATGAGCTGGAAGAAATTTTCGAGGCGTGGGCTAAGCAGCGCCTGTTTTCTAAGCGCATGCTTGGGTACAGTGACTACGTGCCGGATTGGGTGCAGTATGATGTGGCTGCCGAGAAAATCGGTTGCCCCCCATCGTCTATTCTTGAGGCGGTGAATCGTGATTTTATACGGCACAAAATGCATCTTGGTGCTTTTATGGTGGATTTGCGCAGTGTGCGGGCTTGGCGGGCAGGCCGGAAACACTAATATTTTGTTGTGGCATGGTATAATATTCCCCTGAAAATTGTTTGTTTAAACGCTTTTTAGGGGAATATTTTTATGGGTTTATCAGCTGCTGCTAGGGGCTACGGTAAGATGCACCAGCGTGCCCGAGAGGGCTTGATGCTTCGCTTGCGTGATGGTACCCCGTGCCCGTGGTGTGGCCGGCCAATGTATGCTGTTGCTGTGAAGAATTTTGATGGTAAGCCGCTTGCTGCTGACCACCTGAATTTTCATGGGGCGAGGAATGGTGAATTGCCGGAGCGTTTGTTGCATTTTACTTGCAATAGTCAGCGTGGTGGTGGTGAGGTTATCACTAGTAGTGTTCGGAAAATTGTTGTGATGGGTCCCCCGTGTGGGGGTAAAACCACGTGGGTTAGTGAGCATGCGAAACCGGGGGATATAAGGATCGACTATGACCATCTATGCAACCTTATTGGGGGCTACCCTATCGGTAATCATGATTACCCACAAGTGGTGGCGAGACTAGTTCGGAAAGCTAGGCTGCTACTTATTAGGGAAGCCTTGAAACAGTCCGAGGCGGATGTGTATATTATCCATTCCACCCCTAGCGAATCGGCGTTGTTGCGCTATGCGGAAGCCGGGTGCGAGTTCAAACGCGTTGATCCTGGCGAGGCGATTGTTCGTGAGCGGTGTGCTAGGCTGCGGCCCAAGTCGTTCATGCTTGGTGTTGATAAATACTATGAGAGTATGCGCAAGAAAAACACCCCTGTCGCCCCGGCCGGTAGTACGGGTTCGGGTTTTTGGGGCTAGAGTTTGAGAGGTAAAACATATGGCTAGAATACATGATGGTAAGGAATACCCGGAGGATTGGTTAGCGGGGGGCAGGTTCGTTTACGATTCCTACCGGGAAGAACCCAAGTCCGTTAGCATGGAAAACCTTATCATTATCGCATGCCGACAACGCGACCGAATCGACCGTTTGAAACGCGAATATGGCAAGATTGTGCGGGGTGTGGTGAAGCAGGTTGAGGAAGAAAAACCTAAGAAGAACGCCAACAACATTGATGACGAGGATGACGGGCTACCCCGCTACATTGTTGTCGTGGATTCTCTGATGGGGGAGATTCGTAACCAGGAAGACTTGTTCCGCAAAACTATTAACGATGTGGAGCGGCACCGCATCAACGCTGTGAAACAGATAAGACAGGAGAAAGATAATGGTGACAGCTACTACATCGACGGTAAAGAGAGAGCCTTTTCCGAAATCATTGGCGCACAAAACTTTAAGGGGGAAACAGACACCGTATAATTTGCGTGAGGCCCCCGCCTACGATCATGGTGAGGGTAGGGAGATTATTGCTTTCGCTAAGATTATTGGGGTTGAGTTGATGCCGTGGCAGGAGTACGATATTTTGGCCATGTGCAGCAGGAATGAGGTTGGCCGGTATGTTCACTCTGACAATATTCTTATTATCCCTAGGCAGAATGGTAAGAGTTTGGGCATTTCTCTTATCTGCCTGTATCGTGCCATAAAATACGGTTGGCGCATATTATACACGGCCCAGTTGTGGGATACGGCGAATAGTATTTATTTGAATTTGCTTGGGGTGGTGAAAGCTTTTCCCCCGCTTGCTGGTATGCTTACACGTTTTTCAGGTTCGCAGGGCAAGGGTGTGCTTGAGTTTTCGTGTGGCGGGGTGATCTTTTTTCAAACCCGCGGGGATGATACAGCCCGTGGTATCACAAAAATTTCATGCGTTGTCTATGATGAGGCCTATAACCTGACTGATGGTTCGGTGGCTGCTATCAACTTCACTACCCAGGCGGCGGATGACCCACAGTTTTTTTATATTACTTCAGCTGTTCATAAGGCTTTCAAAGCTCACCAGGATGGTAGGGTTATTTCGGCGATGCGTAGGCAGGCGTTGGCAGGGCCTGACACGGTTGACCCTATCTACCTGGCCGAGTACAGGGCGCCTGGTGATGCTAAACCTGATGCTGAAGAAACATGGATCCTGGCGAACCCGTCGTACGGGTTCATCATGGATGAGACGAAGATTAGAAAACAAATGAAACGACTCAACACCGAGATTGGTAGGATCAATTTTGGTGTCGAATGCTTGGGTTGGGGTGACTGGTTCAATAATGAAGACGATGGGGATTTTACACCAATTATTGATTATTCCGATTGGGAGGCTGCTACAGTGGCTGATCCCGTACTGTGTAGTGTCGGGGCTGTGTCTGCTGTTGGCATTGATGTTGACTTGGGGGCTGTTGGCTGTGCGCTTGTGAGTGCGGAGAAAATGGCTGATGGGAGATGGTTTTTGTCTCTTGCCCCCCGTGATGAGTTTGATCGTGTGGGGGTTGTTGCCGATATTGAGCGGGTGATTGGGCTTCGTGATCCGATTGGGTTTGCTTATGACCAGAAGGGCGTTGCGGAGACTTGCACGGCACTTTTTGAGCAGCGGGGTTTGGAGCCCACAAGGTTTAATAAAACCGAGGTTTCTAAGGCTTATATGTTGTTTATGCAATTGTGGCGTGATGGTAAGATCAAGCATGATGGTTCGCCCCGTTGGGTTGATGCGTTGTCGGTGGTTTCTGAGAGAGATATTCAGGATTCGGGTAAGGCGTTGAAACGCAATAATCCGGCCGGGTGTCCCATCATTGCTGCGTCGTTTGCGTTGTTGTTGGCTGCGGATTATAAGCCGGCTGAGGTTGACGTTCGGCGTGCCCCTAGGGTTTCGATGCGTATTTCCCGTAAGCGTCGTGGTTTGTGATTTTGGTCACGCCACAGTTTGTCTTGTGCGGGGCTGTCGTCATGGGGGCTATGTGATTGTTCATTCTTGACGGTAGCCCCGCCTATGGGTCTGCTAGACGCCTTAAACGGCGTTTGCCCTGGTGGGCATGTTTACTACTGGAAGGTTAATGGAAAATAATGGGGTTACGAAAATTCTTTGCAAAGTTCAAGCCGAAGCGCACTAAGGAAATCGGCACCGCCACCCCCACAGGGGGGTATCACGGGTACCAGCGGATGAACGACACGAACCATGATCTGAGGTTCCCCCGTAACATCGCGGTTTATAATAAGATGCTTAAGGAAGACGAGCAGGTGTCAATGGCGTATTCTGCCTGTACGCTTCCGGTGCTTCGTGCTAAGTGGCACATTGATTCGAATGGGGCTGATCCTGAGGTTGTGAAGCGGGTGGCGCAAGACCTTAAGTTACCTATTCTTGGTGTTGATTCGCCCCCGGTGACCAGGCTTTCTAGTGGGGTTTCGTGGCAAGAACATTTGCCCCAAGCACTCTTGGCGCTGGTGTTCGGCTTCGCCTACTTCGAACAAGTATACGAACAAGACGAAACCGGTTGGCACCTGGTGAAACTCGCCCCAAGGTGGGCTGACACCATCTCAAAAATCAATGTGGATGAGAACGGTAACTTAGAATCCATTCAGCAAAAATCAGTGCGGCTAGAAGACGGCACCGACCTTACCCCCGTAATCCCCGTGGACAGCCTGGTAGGGTACGTCTACCGGCCCACGAATAGCGACTGGATGGGCACAAGCATTCTACGCCCCTGCTACCGACCGTGGCGACTCAAAGACGAGCTACAGCGGCTTCAATTAAAAACTCTTGAGAGAAATGGCATGGGTATTCCCGTCTACACCGCGTCGAAAGAAACCTTGCTGGGTCGCCCCGAGGATTTGCAAGACGAAATTGATAGGGGCCAAGAATTAGTTGAGGCTATCCGTGCCGATGATTTTGCTGGGGTGTCAATCCCGCCAGGCGCATCATTCGAGTTCAAAGGCGTTTCCGGCCAGCTACCGGATGTTTCGGGCGCTATCAAATCATACAATGATGCTATCGCTAAAAGCGTGCTAGCACACTTCCTGAACCTTGACGATGGTGGTGGATCGTACGCTTTGGCGGATACGCAGTCATCGTTTTTCACACAGTCGTTGCAAACCATTGCGGACTGGGTAGCACTCACCGCGCAAAAATATATTGTTGAGGATTTGATAAGCCTAGCATTCCCCGACTACAAAGGCCCCGTGCCCCTCATCAACTGCGACCCTATCGCATCAAACAGCGAGCTGAAACCTGAGATGTGGCCCAACGCTGTTGCGGCGGGGCTGGTTGACCCTAACGATCCCGTGACGCGGAAATACTTTCACCGTAAAATGCAAATCCCTTGGTCTGGTGACACCGAAACTAATAATATTGACGACGGCGGGGATAACGTTTTGTTGTAGTATGTTATAATATCCCGCATGAATGAATGGAATTTCTTTTCCGACATTTCCGACTGGGATATTAACCTGGGGGGATTCCGTGACTTCATCAACCAAGCCACCGAAGAACCGTTAATAATTAATATTAATTCCTACGGTGGTGACGCAATGCTTGGTATTGCTATCGCTAATATTATTCGCAGTAGTGAAAATAGTACGGTGGCGAATATTTGGGGTATCGCAGCATCGGCGGCTAGTGTGATAGCGGTGGCGTGTGACCGTGTTGTTATGCAACCGTCCGCAACTCTCATGATCCATGACGCTTGGACGTGGGACGCTGGTGGGACTATCCCCGAATTAGATTCCACCCGTGAACAGCTCAATCAGTTGTCGAATCAGATTGCTGATATTTATGTTTCTAAGGCTGGTGGGACACGTGAGCAGTGGCGTGAGTTGATGGGTGCGGAAACTTTTTACACTGGTCAGGCCGCTGTTGAGGCTGGTTTAGCCGATGAGGTTGTGGCTAGTGACACTGGTGATGGTGCGGAAAATAAGAGTTTGCGTAAGATTGTTAACATGCATAAACGGATGTTCGCCGCCAAGCTGCGTGAGCATGCCGTTAATGCTGATGACGGTACCGAAAATGAGGATGTTATGGAGCTGAAAGACCAGCTTATCAAAATTTTAGAATTAGATGAGGCCGCCACCGATGATGATATCATCGAGGCCGTGCAAAAGCTTGTAGACGACAGCAAGGATAAAGAGGAAACCACTAAGAGTGACGAGCCGGAAGAGCCGAAGCCGTCGGAAAACTCTTTACCTAAGGGCATGGTCGCCGTTGACGAATACACCCTGTCTGAGCTGCGTAAAAGCGCCGAAGCTTTGAACAAGATGCGTGAAGAGGCACGGCGTGCTGAGGTTGTGAACCTTGTGGATGAGGCTATCAATTCGGGCCGTATTTCAGCTAACGGCAAGGACGCTTGGGTTAATTCACTGTTGCACGATTTTGAGGGCGGTAAGGTGCTGCTTGAGAATCTTGCACAGGGCACCGCTGTCAAGGCTAATGGTACACGCGGCTACGAGAACCGGGGCAAAGTAAATGGTTTGCGTTCCGGCTTGAAGGTTCGACAGATTTTCTAATAGGAAGATTGAATATAGATGACTAATCAGATTTTAACTGGTAACGCTTCCTTTAAGGCTGCTGCCGATGTTGTCGGTTACCGGTGTGTTAAACTCACTGGTGACGGTGTTGAGCATGCGACCGCTGCCGATGATGTGTATGGTGTTGCGATTCAGAACGCCTATAAGACCCCGGTTGTGACCATTGGGCAGACTGGCCGTGTGACCGTGGTGACCTCCCCCGCTATTATTAATATTGCCTGTGATAGCACAGATGATTTGAAGACCGGGGATAAGGTGTACGCCGCGGCTGATGGTAAGGTTGCTAAGGCAGGTACGAAGCCGGTTGGTTTTGTTGTACGTAAGGGCCGTAAGCATGTGTCGGTTCGGCTAGTGACCCCACTGGCCTAATAAGAAGAAGGTGAGAAAATGGCTTTTATTCTAGGTGAAAACAGTGGCGGCTCCTACACAGTATCTGACTATGTGGACGAGCCGGAGTTGATCGTTGATGAGATTGTGAGCATTGTTCAGGATGCCGCTATCGAAAACGTATTCTACTCTGATGATGGTGAAACCACAGCTAGCGCCATTATTTTCAAGCAGCGCGTGAGCCCGTTCTTGTCCGAGAGTCCGCATGAGGTTGCGGAGTTTGAGGAAATTCCCACCGCCGATATTCGTGTTGGTGATGATAAGGTGGAGAAGGCGTTTAAGATTGCGGAGGGTTTGCGTGTTTCTTATGAAATGATTAAGGATAACCGCATTGATCTGCTGTCGCGTGGTGTTGAGCAGCTTGCTAATGAGTTCTTGTATGCTAGTGCACGTCAGGGCCTGGATCGGGTGAAGGCGGCTACTGATGAGCATAGCCAGGTGGTTTCCGCAAGTACCCCATGGTCCACGGTGACTGCGGAGATTGGTCAGGATGTTTTGCGTGCCTGTGCAATGGTCTCATCTGCCCTTATTGATGGTGATGTGGATGATGAGCGCAAGGCCGCCCTGGGCTACACCCCGGACACAATCGTGATGCACCCCTCGGTGTGGTACAATATTATTGGCAATAAGACTATCCAAGCTGCGTTTATTGGCGCTAACTCTGGGGATAACCCGTATTTTAAGGGTTTCCAACCCTATAAGCCGTGGGGCCTGGATGTTGCCGTAAGCCAGTATGTTGACACGAAGCAAGTGTATGTTTTGCAGGCCAAGAAGCCGGGTGGTAAGAAATTCTTAGACCGTCCACAGGTTACCCCCCTGTACTCGCCCTATGGTGATAGTAGTATTGGTGGTGCAACCATGGAGTACCGGGCTGATATCATGGAGCGTTCTATCCGCGCCTTGTATGATCCTAAGGCTGTTGCACGGATTCAGGTAGGCTAAATTATTATGAGGATTCGCCTAAAGATTGGGATTTGGTGGCAGCCCACGGATGATGGTGGCGAGGTGTTGCGTAAGTGCGGTGACGTGTTTGATGCTCACCCGCTTGACGCGGCCCGGCTGATTGGTTCGGGTGTGGCTGAGGATGCTAACGTGAAGCATGACAAGGTTGAGGCTATCAATCTGGGCTTGCCTGAGGTTCCGTCAGTCGATGACGATAACCCGGACGATGACAATAGTGACCCCACCGATGACAACAAACGCCCTGCACAAGCCGCTAAGGTTGAGTTGTGGCAGCAATATGTTGCTAGCCTTGGGGCCAGTGAGAAAGATATTAAAGGTTTGACCAAGCCTGAGCTTATTGCTATGGCCGATAAGCTCAGCTGATAGGAAGGTGGCGGGGTGGAAAAGTTATCGGTTGATGATATTGGGGTGATGATGCCCCGCCCCTTCCTTCCCGGGGAAACAGACAGGTGCCGCGCCTTAATTAACTTGGCCTATGAGAGGATCGAGTTTGAGTTCGCTAGGCGCGGTTTAGTGTTGCGTGATGAGATTGTTTCTAAGCCTTGGCTTACGACCGCGGTCAAAATTGTTGTGCGCACAATGGTTGTAGAATCTCTACTAACCGGCGTGAACATTAACATGGTGAGCGTATCGTCAACCACGGGGGAACAATCCGACAGTGCAACCTTTGCAAAAACCGGGACCGAAGGGTTCGGGGGCGTGTTCCTCACCGAAAGGATGTTGCATGTTTTGGGGCTGCTACATATTAGCCCTCGCTATCGTGGAGGGGATGTTGTACCATTCCCGGAAAGCCGGAGGGTGAACCTGTGGAGTCGATAAGAATTTTTGACCCACCCGAAATAGGGTACGATGGTTCGATTATCCACAGCGCCAACTACACTGAGGTGCTGGGTGTGCCACAGTATGATACTGGTAGTGAGATTCAGCACAAGGATTATGGGTCAACAGCTCAGCGTCTTAGGGTTTTCTTACCCGCGGGGTTACCGATAGGCCCGAATCATGAGCTCGAAATCCGCGGGGTGAAATACAAGATTTTGCATGCCCCATTCGATTGGGCTATAGGTCGGACGCCTTGGTTCCAGCGGCATGCCCCGATGATTGAGGTTATGTGTGAAAGGCGTGATGTTGATGGCTGATAAATTCGCTTTTCGTTTGGATAGTGATGCTATCAATGCGATGCTGCGTGAAAACTTCATGAGTGTGGTTGAGGCTAAGGCTGCGGAGGTTGCGGCTAACGCTCGCGGCATTGCGAACCCTAAAATGCCGGTTGAATCTAGAGGTGAGGTCAATAAATCGGGGCGGCCGGTGGGGCTGGTGACGATCATGCATGCGGGTGGTTTGAACTCGCAAGCGAAGCATGGGACACTCACCAAGGCGGCAACCGCGGCGGGACTTGATTTGAAACGTTATAGTGGGGGAAAGTAGCATGCTGGAGAAGGATAAACGCCTGTTCATGTCCCAGGACGCCACCGCGAAGGTGCGTGAGTTTCTGGCGCAAAACGATGTGTTCAAAAAGCGCACATCAGCAACGCTACCACTCAAATACTCGCCCCAAAAAAACGGTTGGCATATCACGGTCCAATCCGATGGGGTCATTTCCGGCGGTAAGGGTTTCACCGTTGAGGTGGTGCGCGTCACAGTGCATTCATATGATATGCCTTCCGCAACCCGAATCATGCGCACAATCGACGCAGCCCTAATATCCTTTGGGGGCAGGTGGAAACTAGGGGTGCAAGCCTCAACAAACATCATCACAACACCGGACAGTAAACTTGGAGGATACGTTTCTTCCGCAACATATAATATTTTCGTGAATAGGATTACGTTATGAGCATTAAGCAACGCGAACCGCAAAACGTGAAAACGATCACAGATGCGGTGGTGTACATCAGTTATGCTGATGATCCGAAGGTAAGTAAGAATGGTGTGCTGGATCACACTTGGATGACTTTGGGTATTCTTAAGGATGACCAAGAAATTGATTTGAACCGGGCGATGGAGATTCAGGAAACCAAGGGCTTGGGCATGGGCACCGTGGCGGTGACCGGTAAGCCTGGTTCGGTGATTCTTAAGGTTCTGGTTCTTGAAGAGAATGATGCTGTGCAATCCGTGCTATGGCCGGACCGCACACGGGGAACCACGCCGTCGAAGCGGATTGATGGGGCCGAGATTCTTTTGCACAGCGCTAAGCTGGCCCGCCCGTTCGTTGCCGTGGAGTACGAGTTTAACGACGGCTCACACCGTATCCTGGCGTCCCGTACCCGTACCGCGGCTAAGGGCGAGAACCTGAGCAAGGGCCAAGAAGCTTCCGGTACCGAGATCGAGATCAACGTTCTACCGGACACGTTCAAGGCCGTGTTTGAGAAGCTGGACTTCGTGCCTGACGAAAAGCAGGAAATCATCGACCTGGAGCGGTTCACTAGCACCTTGCCGCAGGCTAAGAAGCTTGTTAAGCTTCCCGCCGGGGCTACTGGCGGTACCTGGAATCTGCGCATCAACTACAACGAAACCAAGGATTTGGCGCATGATGCTAACACCGATAAGGTCAAGGAGGCTTTGCGTGAGATTGCGGGCGGTGAGGAAGCAACAGTTTCCGGCTCTGCTACTGCCGGCTTCACGGTCGAAGCGTTCGAGGGTATCCTTGCCGCAGTGAGCCACCTTGAGGGCGCGACTGGCCAGATCACGGTTGAGGACGCGCCGTAAAAACTGTCACTGTGACATTAATGGGTGATGTAAATACACCACCATTAGTGTCACTGTGATAATAAAAACATGGGGTTCAGGGGTGCACCCAACACCAAGACGCCCCCAATTTTCAACATTTCAATAACTACCTATAGGAAGGTTCACCCCAATGAGCGCACCCCAAAAAGAAGCTGTGGAAGAAACCACCACCGTCGAAATCACCGCAACCCTACGCGGCCAAGAAGTAACCGTCACAATCCCCGCCACCCTCGAAGACATGAGCCTAGACGCCTATGACTCATTCTGTGATAAACCTGTGGCAGTGTACCGGGATATTCTTTCCCCCGAGGACTGGGGCAAGATCAAGGCCACCGGCGCAACTTTGCGCGATTTCCAGAAGCACGTCGTTCCCCTCATTGATAAGGAATGGGGCCTTACGGGAAAATAGAATTACTCCCCTATATTCGTGAGCATGAGGACCTTGTGGAGCAGGACCTTGCTTTTATGGGTATTGACTATCGTGATTTTTGGCGGCCCAAAGGCGGCAAATCGCGGCTCACCCTGAGGCGGCTATTGGTGCTGGTAGATGGCTTAGATCGTACCCGGTCAAGGTTTTGGTCGGAAATATTGGATATTGATAGGCTATCAATTGAGGGCTATATTCTTGCCGATATTTTTGCTGCTATCACTTCTGGGGAGCGTCACCCCATGGCGACGATGCGTGAGGGCGCTAGGAAGCAGAAAGCCTTAGAGGAACGTAAGGAACGCTATTTCAGGATCAAGGCTGAACGCGAACGCAAACTTGCGCTAGCGAAGGGGAAAACTTAACACAATATTTTTTGCGGGGCAGGCCATTGGTTCGCCCCGTCTTTTTTAATACTTTTATTATTTTAGTGAGGTTAGCATGTCGGCTATCGGTTATGCTTCTTTGCCGATCACGGTGTCCCTTCGGGGTATGAATGCGGCTATCAAGAAGCATCTAGAGGACCCCGTGAATAGTGCTGCAACGAAGGCGGGGAAGAAGATTCAGACCGAGCTCACCCTTGGCATTGATGGGTCGGCTAAGGCGTTTGAGCAGGCGAAACGCCGTGAAGCACAGGCGCAGGAAAAAGTCAACCAGGCTATGCAAAAAACTGAGCAAGCCCAGGCTAAGGTTGAGACGAGCACGAAGCGGCTTGAGGCGGCGGAGAAGAACCTGGAGTCGGTGCGTGTCTCACAGAATTCTAAGGTTCAGGATGCTGAGGCTAAACTGCAATCATTACGCGATAGCAGTACCGCCACCACGGAACAACTGGAGTCTGCGGAGCGTAAACTTGAGGCGGCTAGGGCTAACCAGGACGCGAAAATTGCCCAAGCAGAAGCAAAGGTTTCCGCTGCTAGGCAGCAACAATTAGGGTCTGTGAGCGCGCTTGAGGGTGCGGAAACCGCCCTGTCGTCGGCGCGCGGTAGGGCTAGTGACGCGGCCGATAATGTGGCGGCTGCGCAGCGCCGTATGGCTGATGCTTCCGATGTGGGTTCCGCAAAAATGCAATCTTTGGGGGCCACGTTTGATAGTGTGGCTGGCCAGGGCGCGGGCTTGTTTGGGCAGTTGGGGAAAGTGTCGGGGCTGCTTGCGGCTGGTTTGGGGCTTGCTGGTGGCGTGGGTTTCCTGAGCGAGGCCATTAAGGAAGGCCGGGAGTTCGATGGTGTGCTGGGTTCGCTTGGTGCCGTGACGGGTTCCACTGCGGAGCAGTTAGCGAAGGTGAAGCAGCATGCAAAGGATTTGGGTAATGATGAGTCCCTGGCTGGCACTTCCGCGGCATCGGCTGCTGATGCTATGCTTGCCTTGGCTAAGGGCGGCATGGATGTTTCTCAGGCTATGGATGCGGCTAAGGGTTCGATTCAGCTTGCTGGTGCTGCCCAGATTAGTGCTGGTGACGCGGCGGATTTGCAGGTTGCGGCACTGAATAGTTTCCACCTGGCCGCGGATCAGGCGACACGTGTTGCGGATGTTCTTGCAAACACCGCAAACAACACTGCCACGACTGTGACGGACCTTGGCGAGGCCCTGAAAATGGCGGCCCCTACCGCGGCGACCCTTGGCGTTTCCTTAGAAGACACTAATACATACATCGGCCTGTTTGCTAACCAGGGCGTGAAGGGCACCATGGCGGGTACTGCTATGCGTTCCGCGTTGCTGTCTCTCACATCGCCTTCTAAGCAAGCAGCAAAAGCCCTTGAAAACATGGGTATCCAGGCGTTTGATGCCGACGGTAAATTTGTTGGGCTGAGAGAAATCACAATACAGTTGCACGATGCGCAAGAGCGTATGGGTGAGTCTGCGTTCCTTGCCGAAGCATCTACCGCGTTCGGGCGCGAAGCCGTGTCGTTCGCCACCACCGCGGCCAGTAGTGGTGTTGAAGCGTTTGATAACCTACGTGGAAAAATGGATGCGGTTGGTACCGCAGGTGAAACCGCGGGGGCGAAACTTGGCGGCCTTAACGGCGCCATGGAACGCTGGGATAACGCCTTGTCAGACGCCAAATTACGCATCTATGAGGTGATTGCACCGCATCTTGAAGTGTGGATGGATCAATTAGGAAAATCTGTTGGTAGCGTTGCCGAGGCGTTCTCTAAAACTGTTGAATGGATTCGCCAACACAACGAACTGGTGGGCACTATCGCCGCTATGATTGGTGGCGTGATCGGCGCCTACACCACACTGAAAGCTGTCCAGGCTGGGGTGTGGGCTGTTGGGGCTATCAGGAATTTCATGGTTTTGCTTCAGGCGATGCCTGCCCTGCTAGCCGCACAGCGGGCCGGAACCTTGGCGGCCACAGCCGCTAACCTGGGGTTGACTGGCAGTTTCACAGGGTTGAACGCCGTGATGGCCATGAACCCGTTCATTGCATTGGGCTTGGCTATTGCTGCCGTGGTTGCTGGCCTAGTGTATTTTTTCACCCAAACCGAAACTGGTAAACGCCTTTGGGGTGAGTTCACAGACTTTCTTAAGAATGCTTGGGAAGGCGTCAAGGAAGGCTTGGCTAATATTGGGCAGTGGTTTAGTGAGAAATGGCAGGCCGCCACCGAAGGCCTATCCTCACTAAAAGACAAGGTCACCAACACTTTCAACGAACTAGCGGGGCCTGTGAAAGACTTCGCCGGGAATGTGGGCACGTGGCTTAGCGAGGGCTGGGAAAACCTCAAAACCGGGGCAGGTGTCTTCAAGGACATCATCGGTGATGCTATCAGTAAAGGCTGGGAAAATGTTAAGGATATTTTCAGTGCTAGCATTGACACGGTGAAGGAAGTTTTTTCCGGCTTCTTCGTGGCCCTGGTGGATATTGTTACTGGTAACTGGGAGGATGTGCCCAAGGCTTTTGGCCGCATGTGGGATCACATTAAGGATATTTGGGGTGAGGCCGGGGAGAACATTAAGAACCGGTTTAATGAGTTTGCGGAGAGCGTGAAGGGCAAACTGGGGGCGTTCAAAGATGCGGCTGTGAATAAGATTAAGAACATGTGGGGGGATATTGTCCAGGGGTTCCATGCTGGTGTGGCTAAGGTGATTATCACGGTGACCGGCTGGAAGAATCAGTTTCTCACCCACCTTGCGGAGATGATTAGCAAGGGGCTGAAATTTGCGCAAGAGTTCCCGGATAAGCTTAAGAATTTCTTCGCTAAAGCGGGGGCTTGGCTGGTCAATGCGGGTATCAATATTTTCACCGGTTTGCTTAATGGCCTGCGTGAGGGCTTCGCTAAGGTGATGAACTGGCTGGATGAGAAGGTTTCCGCTATCCAGGACAAAGTTTCCAGTGTAGCATCTTCGGCGTTTAGTATCAACACTGAGGGGTCCCGTCACGCTAATGGGGGTATTGTCGGCTATGCCCGTGGTGGTTTGGCTTTTGCTAAGGGCGGTGAGAATCACACTGCGACGATTGCGGCACCCGGGGAGTGGCG